CCTGTGCCTATTCCAACATTGACTGATATATCCATGGATGTATTCCAAGATCGTGGATCAACAGGTACAAATTCTCCATGCAATCGCATCATAGCTTCATCATTGCTGTTTTCTACACAGAGCTGAAGCATCAGCTTAAAGAGACGTTTCATGCCACCCTCTGCGAGATTTCGAGCCATAACTTCGATCTGAGCTGATCCTTGTTGAGCTTGGAGTCTCGCTGCAGTTGCTGAAGTGTTCTGTAAAGCATCAGGATCAAGCCCCATGGAAGATTTAGAAACTCCTGTCTTCGATTCTACAGTCATGTCCATGTATTGAATTGCATCAAGTACCTGACCTGCAACGAATGGAGTTGCAATGTCTACGAGAGCCTGTGGAGACTTCATTCTTACTAATGCACCAATCTCGTTGTTCATTAGATCATCTACATTAACCTGTCCTTGAACATAGCCTTGTCTTGGGGAGTTAGTCAAGGCTACATTGTCCATTAAACCTCTTAACATCGCTGTAGAAGAGTCTTGATCATTCATAATGAGGTCTGCAACACTTCTACCGAAGAATGTGTGAGGCTCAGGATCGATTTCAAAAACCGCGAAAGGAATTTCACCCCAAGGTTCACACTCAAGTAGTTTGTTGTCACCACCTGCAAGAAGCAAACGATACATTTGTGCAACACCAGTACCTTCTTTGTCCATTTTCATATAGGCTTCTGTTACTGCTACCTTCTTCATTGATAAATCTTGATGTGTCTCCTCATCATCTTGCTCATACCCTTGCCTTTCAAACTCCTCTGCATCTGTGAATGAATCTTCTGCCCTTAGACCTGAAAGCTCTGAAATTTCTTCAAAATCATAACCCATCTGTACGAGATCACTTACTCTCATATCTGTCCTATGAGCTACAACATAAGCATCCTCTACTGTCTTAGCATTGCGATCTACAAGAAATTCTTCAGGTGGTAGTGCTTCAATTTTCAACTCTCCCTTCTCTTTTTTATAGCTGATTTTCAAAGAATGATCAGGTTTTTCAACTTCAATACCATTTTCATCCATCTCCATGGTGACTTCAGTCGTATGTTCTATGACAGTAACATTAGGCTCATTGACAATCGCAGTCATCTCCTCTTCTGTTACATTTGAATAGGAAAATGTCTCAGCTTCTGTGTTGTCTTCCCACCAAATTTTCAATATGCCACATTTCTTTACTAATGCATCGTGTATGACATCGTTTAAAAGGCGATAGCCATTAAGTTCTGCAAATCTATAGTTGGCATACTTGGTAGCCATCTCAGCATTCTCGACATCTTCTTGGGAGGTCGGAACATACTCTACAGGGTTCTCTGTAGACAGGAAAACTCTCATTAAGCTTGGCTTGATCGCCCTGATCGTGTCTCTGACCTTTGTAGAGACAAGTTTTGATCTGCCATCCTCTTCTCCAATGTCTACCTCACCCTCAAAATATCTTTGAGACTTGATACGAGCTTCTGCTATTTCACTCTCTACGAAACTTATAGCACTTTGTACAGCATCAGATGCTATATCTTCGATTTCCTGTTCATCCATTGGTTTTAATTCTTTTGATGCCATTATTTACTCCATCCCTACGAGTTGTTTACCCATACCTGATGCCCATTGTAATAATCCATGTGCAGGATCGTATTCTTGAGATATATCTGATCCTCTGACTTTAGCTGTAGTCCTAGCTGTGACTTCAGTACCTTTTGTTATTACAGAATCCACTATTTTTTGAAGCATATTCATTGCATTATCGTCTACTAGAGCCTTCTTGACCAGTTCAGGATTTTGCTCAGTCACTAAGTTAACAATTGCCATTGCTTCATCATCAGGAATATTTCGATCCTTCGCCCACTTTATCAAAGGTCTAATAACTACTGTTATATCTCCACCTATTGCTGATGATGCAACATCTCTACCTGCCTCTGCTAATGGTGTTGACTGTGCCCCTGCTGATACAGGTATCTTACTTGCGGCATCGTCAGCTTGTGATGCGATTCTTGATTTTGTAATAATATCATCTACAGATTCATCAGGGAATATCTTAGATATGACGCTGTACAAGTTTTTGTTATCTTTATGTATATTTCTTACAATAGCAAGACCATCTTTTGATTTAAGTTGAACCAATACCCCTTCCCTCAAGCTTTGCAGTATCTGAGCTTGAGCTTTCTTCGTTGAAGCCCTTGAATATGAAGTATGTTTTTCAAACTGTCTCATGATACTTGCGACATCTTCTGAACCCATATTTAGTATTTTTCTACCCATAAGGAAAGCTTCTCTTGCTGTTCGTAAGGTACTTGCATTTGCTCTTGTCTGTTTAAGTTTAGGTGAAAATTTATTGAGTTGGGTTTTCAGTTTATGCATATTATTGCTTAGAACACCTGCTAAATCAAACTCTCCCCTTCTAAATAACTTGTCTTTTTGGTTTCTAATCGATCTATATATAAGTTCAGCATCAGCGAGGGTTGGCATTCTCGTGAGAATGATCTCACCTGTCTCATCGTCTATCTTATAGAAAGCCTTCTTGACTAGATCATCACCTGCGATCATTTTATTGATCGTCTCAGCTCCACCTTCAAATCTTCTTATAGATTGTAAAAGAACATCGAGTGTAGCATCATCCAATTCTGTATTATTCTTTTTCAGTATTTTGTTGTAGGCGGCATTTTCTATAGCTCTAAATTCATCATCAGTTTGCTGATAGGCTTTAAGAAGGTCTTTCTTAGAAGAGCCTCTTCCAAGTGATTCTTGCATTGTAGTTTGCAATTCATCTCTTGTTTGTTTAGGTCTACTAACGATCCTATCTTCTATTAAATTACCTGCTTTATCATAAACAGGAGCTTTTCCTTGTAATGTTTCTTTTAGTACACGAGCAGGTGTTCCTGTTTCTGCCTGTGCAACAATTTGTTTGATCCAATATCTTAGTGATTCATTTTCTACAATAATTTCACCATCAGCAACTTTTTGTATTATCTCTTCTTCTGAGTAGCCAGTTTTCTTAACCATTCTGTCTAACTCTTTTCTGACAGCTAGACTCAACTTGTCATTCTTCGCTGATCTCAGTTTTTCCAGTTGTTTTGTTATGAAAGGACTAGCTATCTTACCTAATCCTGCAATCGTGCCACCTATAGTTGCTCCAAAACCAAAACCAGTAATCGCATCTGTAACCAATCCAGTTTTATCTGCATTTTCGCCAAACGCTTCTTTATCTGAGACACCAACATTATAAACTGATGTCGCACCTCCTGATCTAGTAGCAGTCTGTACTAAACTCTGACCTGATTTACCTGCTGAAAAGATACTCTTTGACATTCGAGATATGTTTGTTAATGCGGCAGACCATCCTCCCGGACCGCCAAAGATAGACAAAACTGTTGGTACAACTGCACCTGCCATCTCTGCAATTAATGCCTTTCCACCATTTTCTTCAGCATATTCAGCCAATTTTTGTCTTATTTCATTACGAGCTGTTTTATAGTCCACTTCTCCACCTGAAAGCATTGACCTCGCATACCCCTCTATTTCATCTGCAAAACCAAAGGTTAATCCTTGTAATCCATATCTACCTAATTGGCTAGACTGTTCTGCCATATCAGGATCAAAGTCATCTCTTATTTCGAGGTTTTCTAGCATAGAAGATTGACCACTTGAAATTATGCCATCACTTGCAGAGAGGCGATCTGCTTGAAACTGATCAATAATTTTTTGTTGATCTGACGATATACTAGACACTAGTTACCCCTCGCATCAAACCATGCTCTTCGCCATTCGTAGTCTTTGTCCATATATGCTTCACGATCAATGCCTATGTTCATTAATGCTTCAATTTCATGTGGTTTGAGTTTTTCCCATACAACTGCATTGTGCAGTTTCTGTCTTTCAGCCATTTTAACAACAAATGTACTATATCGTTTATCACCACCAGTTAACAATTCAATTGCTTGATCAGTAAATTCTAGTGCTAGTTTTCTTCTAACTCTTATCTGCTCTAAGATCATTTCTCTTAGTTCTTCAGGAGGTAAATTAAGATCAAGGTTAGTAGCCATTGCCATTTGCATCTCTCTTTCTGACAATGCACCGAATGTGGCACTATTGATAACGCTGATACCTAGTTTGTTCTGTATACCTCTTAACAATGATGTTCTATCATCAATAGAAGGAAGTTTATTAGCTATCCAACCTGACAATGCACCATCATCGACATATTGTAGAGCTTGTTCAAACATCTGTATTTGACTAAATAAATCTTGTGCTTGATTTTGTGCATCTTGCCCCATTTGCATTGCTTTTTCTTTATCATTTTTAATTTCTATAGCAACTCTTTCTCTTTCATCTTTCATCGCAAGAGTTTCACCAAATGAATCTAGCCATACTTTTGTAACTGTGCCATCAGCTTTATTGGTCTGTAGTTGATAGTGCTGTCCTTCTCTTGACTTACCAGTTTCAGGATCAACATCATCTTTACCTTGATGTGTCATTATTTCACTCAGACCTAATGCATATTCCTTACCATCAGAACCAGTAAGTCCTGTGATGTCCATATAAGCTTTCCATACTTCAGTATTCATTGAAGGATCAGATTCTAATATGTCAGCCAAATCCAATAGCTGTTCGTTATCAGGATCAGCTCGTAATATTTTAAGCATTGAGGAAGTATCACCTAAAGATTTATCTTCTTGAGCATATCTCAATGCTTCTGCTACAGTTAATTGTTGTGTTTCAACTAAAGCTGCTAGGTGTGGCTTACCCATTTTTTTAAGAGTAGATACAGCATTTTTAATACCTGCATTTTTTGTCGATGCATCAATCGTACTTTGAAAAACTGTAGCCATAGTTGGATCAGGCTCTAATCTCATGGTGTTGAAACCTTGTCCGAGCCTAGCAACCTGTGCAGGACTCATTCCTTGGAACAGTTGGTTGCTTATTCCACTAAACACACCACCTATGCCACCAAATTGTTGTTGAGGTGCTTGAGCTACTTGATTACTTACATTAGGATCAGTTAATTGTGCTTCCTGATCTTCCTCTTGTTGTAGAAGTCCTTTCTTGCTCATCATGTTTTCACCAAACATACTTCCTAGTAGTAATCCACCTGCAAGTTGTCCTAATCCTAATGCCATGTCTTAACTCCCTGTATAGCCACTAGCGGCAAGTGTTAGATAATCAAAAAGTCCGGGTTGCTTCGTCAGAGTCTGTGTCTGAGGAGTGCTTAAAGGTGTAGCATTTAATGCTTGAGTTAAATATCCTAGACCTGCTGCAGGATGTCCTGTGTACTGTCCATATTTCTGAGCTGATGCATCAAATACTGCTTGTTGCAGAGCTTGTTGCATTGCACCTTGTTGTGCTAAATTCTGATTGACTGACTGCCCCATTCCAAATCCGAGGTTTGATATGTTTCCTAACTGACCTGCTGAAGCGAGTCTGTGACCTGCACCTTGAATATCTGTTGATTGGTTCGCAAGTTGAGCTTGTAACTGTGCATTTTGATTAGCTAGTTGAGCTTGCATACCAGTTTGTTGGTTAGCTAATTGTCCTTGTAAACCTGTGCTTATATCAAACTGTCCTGCCTGTTGATTGGCTATGTCGGCATTGTATTTATTCATTATGTCTTGCATCGCACCTTGTTGTGCTTGTGCATAATTCGCTTGTCTCAAACCTGAAGCTTGTTGCCCCATAAGTTCAGCAACTCCTCTACCTAATTCTGCTCCTTGAATGCCATGTCTTGATCCACCAAATGCTTTTGCTCTTTGAGCCTGTGCTCCTAACTCATCTAAGCCTATATTCGCACCTCTCAATATGTCAGCTTGTTGAGCATCAATAACATCTGTCGTATAAGGATTCATATAAGGTGTCAACGAGGTATTTGAAAGCTGACCTGCTGTTACAGTTGGACTCAATCCTGATACATTTACATTGGTTGGTGTTACATTAGTTGCACCAACAGATAAAGGTGAATATCCCACACCTGCTGCACTACCCATTCCTGCACCTTGAATACCTTGAGCGGCTAAGCTATTGATGTTTGGTGGTGTTGTTTGCCCACCGGGTGCTTGTCCTGCCATTATCTTCTCCTATTCAAATTTTACCTAGTGACCATTTTGAACTTACATGTGGATTAGCATTCTTTCTCACATCCAAGTTTGGTGGCTCTCCCCAATCTCTTATGATCATATCTGCTCCATCTATTGTGAATATTTTTTCTGCATTGTTATTTACCATTTTATCTAGAGTTTTTTTTTATAAATTGGTGACCATGCAGTAGACTCAGCTTTAACTGGTGGTGTGTAGGTCGGTGTTGATCCTTTACTATCTAACCTACTTGAATAAACTGGTTGCTTCTGCCATGGTATTTGTTGACCTGCTGTTGATACTGATGGAGGTATTTCTTCAGATAAAAAATTAGAGGTTAAATTATCTCTTCTCTTTTGTTCTGCTAATCTAGAAGCATCTCGTTTTGCTCTAATTGCCTCACGATCTTGACCACCTGTGCCTCTTCGCGGACCGCCCATTGGAGTGTAATATGGTGCTGTTGTTGGATCGTATGGTTCATTTGGATTATGAGAAGGACTACTAGCACTACCTCTGAAGCGACCTCCTCCACCTCCTCCACCCCATGTGGTTGGCACATTGCCTCCGAATAGAGCATTGTATTGTGCTACTGCACCGGGTTGCTTCGCTTTCAGTTCAGCCAAGGCTGATTCATACATCGGTTGAGAGCTATAGCCTGTGAAACCATCGTAATCTGTTGGAGTGGGCATACCACTTGTAGCTGTTAAGCCATGTCCGGGAGCTAGTAAACCAAATGCTTCTGCTGTACTTATATTGTTTTCAAAAGCCGCATTCTGTGTCGGTGTAAAAGCCGCTACATCTGCACCATAGTAGGGCATGTATTCAATTCTTTGAACATCCTCTGCCCTTTGCATATTTCTGATCGCAGGTTGTTTTATCCAATCAGGGATCGTTGTTTCTTGGGTTTTTGAGCCTCCTTTTCCACCGCTACTCATGTCAAAACTCCTTTGCTAATGTTGTAAATTGTTGTCTCCATCCTCTAGACTCAAGAACCTTCTTCCAACCCTTGCGTCCACTTATAGACATCCCTTGACACCCTTGAGCTTTTGCCCAATTAACAGCATCGTCATGCATGTCTGTTATTTGTTCGATTCCATGCCCTTGATCACCACCTGCAAGAAAGACATGTAAAATTTTCTTATTAGGATACACTAAAATCTCTGTAACTGCACATCCACTTGCACCAGTCCACAGTTGCATGTGACCACTAATGACACCATCTACAATATCAACAAAGCTGTGAGTATCGCCACCTTTATTCAATGCTGATTCTATCCATCCTTTACAATTCATCAATTTTTCTTCTATATTCATGGATCAAGTTCTATCCTTACCCAAGCATTATTCTTTGATACTACTACTGTGCCTTGAGCTTCATCCCACATCAATATTCCATTTTCAGTTGCTTTGGAATCTGCATCCTTGTGCTGTAATGTATTTCTATTAGAGGTCAGATATTTAATGAGACGATCTCCCCATATCTTCCAACTACTACCTAATGGTGGTGGAGGTGTTGCTACACTCATCGCCTACCTCCTGCTGTTGCTTCAATTCTCATTGTTCCTGATCTCCAGTTAGTGTTTGCCACACCCTGAACCTTCATTCTTAATTGTCTACCAGTAAATCTAACATCTGTTGGATTCGTCAGAGTATAAGCACCATGAGTTGTCTCTGCTGCATTTGGATAGAATCTAGATTTAAAGGTTACATTGACTTGTCCTTGTGTCTGTTCGTCAGGAATCAGATTGGTTACTCGCATGATCGTATCGCCATTTCCTAGGCTAATAGGGCCGCTCTCTGCAAAAGGTTTGGCTGAACCTGTATGTGCATGTCCTGTCTCGTGGTTGTATAAGTCACCATCTGCATCACACCATATAGGATTTTTAAATACACCTATGTCAACACCTGCTGTCCTGTCTAGTACACCTACATTCCAATGACCTTCCTGATAGTCCAATGAAATATATCTGTCGTTTTCAGTATGACTACCACTAGGATAGAACCACCATATTTCTCCATGTTGTGAATTATGGACTGCATAAACCTTGCTCATTTGTGAACGATTTATATCATCGAATACATAATCGAGTGCTTCACAGGCTAATTCCTTAGCAACAGAACCATCAAATGTAAAGAATCCTTTCTTACCCATCCAAAAAGCACCCTCATCAATAGCAACTCCTGCTTTTCTTGATGCTATACCACATGCTGTGCCTACTCTCTCGAATCCATAGATGAATGGCGGTCCGGAGTAAGTAGCTACATGTGCATCATTATCTGTCAGGATAAGTGTCTGACCTCTCATTCTTAGTCCACACATGATCTGACCTACAGTCTGTAGCTCGAAATCTCCTGCCTCGTTTGTAGCTGAAGGTGTCCAAACTGTGTTCGCTTCCTTGTCGCACCATGCAACTTTTCTAGGATTACCACCTGCACCGAGGGCGAATACGAATCTCTCTTCAGTCACCACCATTGATTTATTTCCAGTTGGAGCATTAGCAATGATCTGTGCAACAACTCCTGTATTGAGTTGCCATTCGTAAAGCTTTCCATCCTTAGATGAACATGCTAGAAGGTACTCACCCCATGTGTCCAATGCCCATGTTGTTGCTTCCTGATAGATACCTGAATTGGTTGGTTCGCTACCATACTCGTCATGTCCATAGAATCCACCACCAAAACCTTGATTCAATACACCATTCAAATTACCTGATGTTAGACCTGATGGTGTAATGTCATAAACTGTGTGTGAGGGATTAATATATAACAGTTTATTGTATGTACCACCTGCCAAATAAGAGTCACTTGAATTGTCTAGCCAAGAAATCATACCTCTAGGTGCATCTGCAAATGCACTTGTCTTTCTACTTTGCCATCCTCCAACTGGTCTTAATGATCCATCATGCCATCTGACAAGACTTGCATCTCGCCATCTATTGGAAGACTCGAAATCTGTTCCATTTCTATGTATGCCGGGTGGTAATTGTAAAGGTATTAATGCCATATTATGCCGCTATCTGTGTCCATGTTACTGAATCGTTAGTAATAATTTCCCATTTCTCTCTACCTATTGTAGCAGTTCCTGATGTTACACTTATAGCCGCACCACTTCTTTGTATCCTTTCACAATTAGCTGTAACTGTAGCTTCAGGATTGGTAATTGTATGTCCTTGGAAAATTTTCTCTGAGTCTGCAACTAGTGATGCAGACGGAGTACACGATGCGATACCACCTCTTGTAGCAAATCCAAGAACAGTTATACTCGCAACTGCTGTTGGTACACCTGAACCAAACCTTACTCTATTACAGACTGCGGCTATGGTTGATGTTGCTGTTAAAGTACCTGCACCACTCACCATAAACACACTATTAGCAGTAATTGATGTTGAAGCAGTTACTATCGCACTTCTTTCTCCTATCTTCTGACCTGCTGATGCAATCGTTGTTGCAGGAGATGCTGTTGCAGAACTCTCTCTTACCCTAGCACCATTTCCTGTAGAGGTTACTACAGTAGTCGAAGTACCATTGACTAAAGCAGAGCCTTCAGGAACTCTTCTAGCATTAGCAGATATAGCCGAAGCGACTGTAACTGTAGCTGAACTTGACTGTACTCTATTACCAGTAGCTGTAGCACCTGATGTAGCTGTTACAACTGTTTGTAAGTCTGACTGATCATAAACCTCTTGACCATACAATCCATGTCCATAAACCATCTTGTCCGATGCTTCAAGGAAGAACTCCTGTGCAGTACAGGTTGTAGCCGAAGCGACTGTAACTGTACCACCTGAAATAAATGTAGCATTACCTGTCTGTGTTACTGAAGCAACAACAGTTACTGTAGCACTACGCTCACCTACCTTCTGACCACTACAAGTAGAAGTCGAAGTTGCAGTTATTTGTGATGTGCCTGAAGCAGTAAATCCACCTATAGCGGCGAATCCTGATGCTCCTGCTGATAATGCACCTGAAAGTCTTATTCTTTCACACGAAGAAGTATTACTAGCACTTGCCGATATTACTATCGGTAGTGAGTCTTCACCATATTCATGTGAACCATACGTACTCGTACCATACGAATAAGCAGTTACATTTACAGTTGCCACGTCAGAACCTAATCGTTAGATTAGTTCAAAGTTATATCTAGGTCACCTGATGGAACTCGAAATACATCACCAGTTTCAATAGCTTTACTTGACGATAAAGTCGCATAAGCCATTAAGTTGCCTGATGTAGATGCATCATATACACCAACATGAGTAACTGTACCCCAGTTTCCTGTAGCTGTAGGAAATTCAACAGCCGCATTGTTTGAAGTTGTGTTACCTGAAGTTGTAAATGCAACTGATTGTCTTGCATAAGCACTACCTGACAATTCTGTTACTGATCCTGCTTCACCATCTGCGATGGCTGTAAATAACGCTAAGTATTTTGTGCCGGGTGCTGTGTAAGACGCTCCTGCAAATACATGGTCTAGTATTTCTGTTTCTAAAAAATTAGTAAATGACATTATCCTAATCCTCTTATTTTAAGTTTCAACCCTGAGCCACTATACCTTGCTGACTCTGAGGCTTCATTTAATCTAGCAACTGAAGCACTATACATCTGTGCCCAAATTGCCACCCTCTCGTCTTCTGCTAGATAAGGTGCTGAATGTAGAAGTGCTCCGTAGAGGTATACATCAGGCGAATCTAATAAAAGCCAATTATCAGAATTACTACTAAGAGAAGGTATCTTCTGATAGTAAAGCAATTCAAAATCTGTGTCTACAGATGGTGTTGGATATAGCTGAAACTGTCCATCTGCGTGTGTGTAGTACATTGGTGTACCAAGTGTGTCTTCGTCTCCTTGACGCTTGTCTGCCATAGCATCTCTTGATATGAGATTAACTACTGATGTTCCTGTACCTGTAAGGTGTAATCTTATCGTCTCTAACCAATCAGCAGGGTATTGCATATACTCATCACCAACTGACTGTTGACCACTTGAACGTGCTTCCATATTCCAATGACGTACATCTCTGTTGATCTGAGCTTCTGCCAAAGTAATGAAATCAGGTATGACTGCTGTTAGATCATCTCTATTCAGGAAGTCAGCAATACTTGCCTTGAGTGCTGTAAATGTATTGAGTGCCATATTATAATCCTAGGTTGCCTAGTGTTCCACCAGTAGCCATGCCTTTAGCCATGCCTTGCAACATTGCTCTCTCTCTATCTGACATAGCACCTGTTCTTGGTGCTGTGATTGCTTCAATTATATTTCTAAGTTCATTAGGTGGAAGATTCATATCAAAATTACCCACACCCATTGAATCTAACATGGGCATTTTATGTGTTAACCAACCTGAGAGAGCACCATCATCTACATATTGTGAAGCTATTCTGAAATTCTGTAGCTCATTATCGGACATAGCACCACGACCACCATAATATCCTTGATAAGCATCTGTAAATGGATTGTTAATACCACCTGATTG